GGCATACTTACGGCTGCGAATAAACTCTAAATCATTAAGAGTTTTTATCGCTTGCTGATGCGTCTCCGGTCGCTTCTGAAGGCGTTTCGGATGACCCAGAAACTGGCTCTTGAACTGTTCCAGATCCACCTTCTGCATCATCTTCAATAACCTCCTCTGCAGCTGCTTTTGCAGCAATAACTGCAGCAGCCTCTTTACGAACTGCATCGATTTCCGCCTTCATTGTTTCATCGCGCCGCTTCTCATTCAGCTGCATAAGCATCATCATTCGATCAACGTCGCTATTACGACGGCGACGATTTTCAATACTAGTAAACTTCGTTTCGTTAATTTGGTGGACACGGTGGTCCGCTGTTTTCGTTTTAAGAAAGACAACGGTACCTTTACCTTTCGATCGCACCTGGACAAACAAAGTACCGCGAGACGACACGTTGACCTCGAACAAACCGTCGGCGCTTGCCAACAATTTCTCGTTAGACATATCGTCGCTGTCACTTGCGTATATTTCTACACGCTCAGAAGTGTTGACCTGCAAAGAAATAACACGACCGTTGTAACCCGCCGGAAATTCTAAAATTTCCGACGGTGACACCTTGACCCATTCTTCAAGGCCTTTAATTTTGAATAATTGCATAGCGTTTTTCCTTATGCTGTCTGATCAATACGCGTCTGATCAACATCTGCCAAAACTTGATCATAATCGTCTGTGGCTTCATTGATTGCCGCGCCAAATACTGTATTTCCTTCAATCTGAAATTGCCCGAGACCGAGAATTTCAAAACCATCACTTGCGGTATCAGAAAACACTTTTTGGTGCATGTTTGAACAAAGATAAAAATCTTCTGTCAAAGTTGGATCAACCGTCTCAACTGCCCAAATACGTTGCCGATCTTCGTCAAACGCCGTATTCACTTCAGGCCGCAAAAACTTGCCGCCAATATTTGGCGTTGAACGCATCCATTCATGGTTGAGCGGTGCATAACCAAAAGTGCTATCTGGATCAGAATGTGACACATCTACATATTCATTTGTGACCACCGAAACTTTTTCGGGGTCCAAATAATCCCGTGTAAATTCTGGCAAATAGTCGACATCTGAATTATGGAAGAAACAATCTTTTGTTCGCTCGTACAATTGCTCAGGTGTAATTTCCGCAGTTACCATAAGAACACCTCCGGTGTTCATCCGTGGAACACGAATATTCATGTTAATTTGCGTAACACCTGTAGTAACACTTTCATCCAAATTTGCACTATCAGTTGCAAACCGCTTTTGATAACCAAAGACTGTACTCTGCTCTGCAATCAACAGCGGATTTTGCAACATTTGCTCCGGAATATTAATGCCGCTCATTAAAAGATCGATGATATAGTCATCATCTAAACCTTGATAAGCGGAACGCATACGAGCAAATGCTGCAGTTTTCTTTGCCATTTCAATATTAGACAAAGTTAAACGAGTCCCACTGCCGCTCATTTCAGCCATAATATCATCGAAAATGATATTTGTGCCGTCAGCATGGGCAGTTGTAGTCAATGAGAAAGGTGCATACGCAGAAGCAGTAGAGCCATCCGCGAGTTGCCCCGTCGTATTGTGATAAGACTTAGCCGGCGCAATAATTTGACCATTACCTGCACCGCCAATAGGAACTTCTCCATCGATCATCGCTTCGTCAAACGACGGAACGATATGTTTCATTGCAGAATGTTTCGAAAACGCTTCAGCCAATGTAACGTCGTAACGGTTTCGCTGCGTCAACAGTGTTGAACGCTGCTTGCGTCTAAAATTCACGATTGAATTATAAGACTCTAAAACCGCTGTATTAACTTGAGTTGTAGGTGTCGCATGCATGCCCAATGTAGAATACACTGCGTTTGATCCATATGCACCAAACGCCGCCGTTTCAAAAAACGGAACAGGCGTACCGCCCTCGGATTCTGCGACACCCATATAACTACGGTTCAATTGGTCCATACCATTAAACCGATCGAATGCCAAAAAGGGCACAAAATATGCTTTTACGTCAACGTTGACTGCATTCAAC